CCCAGGCGTTACTAACAGCGTTGTACTTATACAGACCACTTCTGTAGCTACCCCCGGTATAACCACCAAAGGCATAGATATCGTCGCCGTCCGCACAGATAGCCGCATCACACACTGCCAACGGCGCTCGACTGATCCAGGCGTCTGTTGCCGGGTTGTAGGCTTTATGGTCGGAGAGCCATGCGGGAGCGGACGCAGTTCCACTAACGCCGCCGAACACATGCAGCAGCCCATTCAGCGCCACTACGCCGTGCCCTTTCCGATGCGGAGAGGCAGGCAGACTTGCGATCTGTGACCATGCCGACGCATCAACGCTATACCGCCAAAAGTCGCCCAACGGAGTGCTGCCGCCGGAAGGCATCCCGCCAAACACATAGAAGTGTCGATCTATCGCGGCGGCGCCGTGGTTATAACGGGCCGTGGCGCCGCCGGGGAGATTGGTCACCGTTCCGCTGAGTTTTGCGCTAGTGGTGAAGGAAATGATGGGAGACCATTCGCTTTCGCCGAGAGCCCCGCCTCGATATTTCACCCGCGCGTAATACTGGCTGGCCTGCTGCAATCCCGTAGGCGTGTAGGCCGTCAGCTGGCTGTTGCTCCAGCCGCTGTCCACTAGCACGGTCGAGAAATCATTGGCAGCCGATACCTGCCAGCGGCTCGACTGATGGGCATCCGCCCCGCCGGCCACACTGAACGCGTCAGCCACCAGCGTCAGGCTCGAACTGACGCTCTCCGCGCCATCCAGCGGGCTAGTGATCATCGGCCGGCGCACATAGGTCGCCGCCGTATTGAATGCCAGCGCTACCGACCAGGCCGAAACCAGCGTCGCGCCGTGGTACTGCGCCCGCACGTAGTAACGGGTTGCCGGGTCCAGGCGCGCGCCCGCAGCGGCGAGGCTGATCGCCGTCAGGTTGTCCGCCCCCTGCTGATCGAATACCAAATCGGTAAAGCCGGTATCGCGGGCAACCTGCCAGCGCGTTTCGGCGTGGCTGTCGTAGCCGGCCGGGTACACAACGAACGCCGAGGCGGTAAGATCAGGCTCGAAAGTCACGTCGGTGGCGCCTGCCACTGGCGCGAGAATCTCCGGCGCCGCGATGGCCGCCGCGCCGACAGCAATGCGGTAGGTGGCGCGCACGTTGTCGCGAGTGACTTCCAGATCAAGCGTGCCCTCGGGGGCTTCGGCCGGAATATCCAGCGTCAGCGCCGCGCCGCTGCGCGTCACGGTGCCCACGGTCGTCGTCGCGGCGTAGACCGAGAAGCTGTCGAAGTCGGTAATGGTGAAGTTGTTCGAGCTTGCCGGATAGACCAGCGTCGGGCCGGTCAGGCTGACGTTCAGCGCGCGGCCGGGGCCGGCTTCCTCATTGTTCACGAACAGCACGCGGGTGCCGGCGGTCAGCGGGTCGTCGAGCTGCAATTGCGTGGCAGAAAGCGACGTCCAGGACTCACGCGAAAGGCGCTCGCCGTTGATGTAGACCGCCAGGCCATTGGTAACGGTCTTTTGCAACGTGAACACGCGCTGATTCGCCACCGCGACGCGGGGCTCCTCGATGCTGGTCAGGCGCACGTCGAAGCCGTCGAGCTCGGGGTCGAAGTATTCGACGTCGCCCTCGGCGTTGCTGGCTTTGCGGACCATCTGGCCGACGGTGCCGCCCGCCGGCATCAGTCGGGGTTTCAGCGCGTCGACCTCGCTTTTCAGGGCGATGGTGATGTAATCGTCGATCACGGCAGTGACGTTTTCGGCGTCTCCGATGATGGTGATGAGGTCGAAGATTTGCTCGACGAGGGTCGCGCCGCCGGCGGCCGGCAGGAAGTCGGCGAACTCTCCGCAGTTGCTGTAGCTGTAGAGCAGCTCCTCACCCGTGTCCGGATCCTGGGCGAAAACGCCCAGCTCACGCATGAAGAAGCCAGCCGCCAGCCCCTGGTTGGTCAGGATGACGCGCAGCACGGCGGTGCCATCACCGGGTACGTCCTGCCGCTGGATGGATAACGGTTGGCGCTGATTGACCAAGCTGGTGAGCGTGGTCAGGTCGGCCGGGGCGGCGCCGTCGCCGAGACCGACGCGGGTGAACAGCAGGACTTGGCCGGTTTGGGCCTTGGCCTGCAACTCACGACCGGCGTTGGTCAGCTTGAGTCCGGGAAAATCAGCCATGGGAAGCCTCGATGGTGGTAATGCGGGCGGTTTGCAGGATCGTCGCGAGCAAGGTGGCGCGCGGCTGAACCTCGTTTCGTGTGGGCGGTAACAGGGTTGCGTGCTGGGCTGCCTGCTGGACGGTGGCCAAGCGGAGCTGGGCCGGCTGGTTGACCGGGCTGACCTGGGGCACATTGATCCGCAGGGTGCTGGCGGTACGGGTAACGGTGGCCAGCGCAAGGCGCTGGACGACCGACAGGCGCCGGGTGATTCGTTCGAGCAGGCTGCGGACGTTTTTGGCGTTACCGACCAGGCGCTCGAAGCGGTCGTAGTCCGCTTGGCTGGCGAAGCCACTGCTGAGCTCCAGACGGAAGCTGTACGGCGCGCCGTCGTGCTCGAACCACTCGGAAAGCTGTGCAGGTTTGCCCATGGCAGCGGTGGCACGAAGCACCGCTGCCTTGGTGCCTTTGTGGCGGTGGATGTAGATGGAGCTGGCGATGACGTCGCGTTTCTGCGCCTCGCTCCAGGTGGAATCCCAGTCATCGACGGACCATGCCCAGGCCAGCCAGGGCAGTAAATCCACCGGGCAGGTGGCGGCATTCCACAGCGTGCGCAGCGCGACCGGCAGACGATCGAGCGGCATGGTGGCGGCAAGGTTGCGCTCTAGCGCGGTGGTGTTGGCCGGCAGCAGGTCAGTCATCTGTGCCACCGAATTCGATGGTGATGCCTGTGCAGCGCGCGGCCTGGGTTTGGTCGGTGACGATATCGGCCACGGGCGAAGCCATAACCACACGCTGGGTGCCCTCGGCATGCAGCGCCCGGAACAATCCCGACAGGGACACATCGCGGCCGAGGCGGTAGCGATCGGCGATGTAGGCGTCGAGCTGCGCGCGGGCCGTGTCGAGCACGACCTGCCGGTCCGGACCGCTGAGGGTGTAAAGCGTGGCGTGCACCTGGAAGTCGAGCTGCTCGGCTGGCTGGACTTCCAGCGCATCGGTGAGCGGCCTGACCTCGTCGTGGTTGAGCGCGGAGGTCACTGCCGCGATCAGCTCTTCGCTGGCGACACCGCCCTCCTCGCGGGACAACACGGTGATCACCACGCGGCCACTAGGGCGGCCATCTGACTCGCGTGGCGAATAAGCGCTGGCATCAAGGACACGGGCATCGGCAGACAGCGCGTGGAACCGATAGGCGCCTTCTGGCCCCGCGGTGCTGAACCCTTCGAACGACAGCTGAATGCGCGCACGGTAAGCGGTATCCGGCTCGTCCGCGAGGCGCTGCACCTCGTAGTTGGCGCCGATATGGTCCAGATCACTGCGGACGGCGAAGGCGAGCATGACGGCACGGGCCGATTCGTTGATTCGTTGGCGAAGCAGCAGCTCGCGGTAGGTGCCCTCCTGGAGCAGTTTGGCGATCGGGTCCGATTCCAATGCGAGGCGTGCGGCCATCTCTGCACGCTCATCGTCTGTACAGAGCGCCAGGAACGCAGGCTTGCGTTCAGCAAGAAGGGTTTCGAAGTCGCTGGCCTCGATGATTGCCGGCGCGGGCAGCTGGCTGGGGTCGATGCTCATGATGTGGCTCCCAGCGCGACCGGAACGCGCAGGTTCAGGGCTTCGTTGCTGTCCACGCGAGTGCCTTCAAGCTCGATGATAACGGCACCCTGCTGCTCGCCCTGGTACATCTGCACGCGGCTCAGGCGGATGCGCGGCTCCCAGCGCAGCAGTGCCATGGCGACAGCGGCGTAGGCCTGCAGGCGGGTGGCGTCATTGAATGGGGCGTCGATCAGGTCGGGCAGCAGGCTGCCGAAGTCGCGGCGCATCACCCGGCTGCCGATCGGCGTGGTGAGGATGTCGCCGATGGACTGGGCGATGTGCGCGGTGCTGTCGATTGCGGTGCCGGTGGTGCGGTTCATCGCGGCGCTCCGGTGGTGCCGCCGCTGTCGCCCGGGTGACGGTGGTTGACCAGGCTGACCCCAGCGGCGACTACGTCTGCGCTGACGGTCACGGTGCCGGTGATATCGACGTTGCCGAGGATGGTGACCCCGCCCGGTGCGGTGAGCTGGGCCTTGCCGCCGGCGGGAAGGACGGCCAGCAGACGCTTGGCGATGCTGTCGTATTCGATGACGGCCCCGTCGCGGTAGGTGCGGCGATGCAGGCCTTCGCGGTCGCCGTTGGCCGGGATCAGGTCAGATAACAGACCGGTCAGCACCACACCCTGCGCGAGGTTGCCGGATGGACTCAGCAGCACCACCTGCTCGCCGATGGTGGGCGGGTCCCACTCGCGGTCGGCGCCGGCGCGCAGGTTCAACCAGGGCAGCCAGGTGGTGGCGATGTTCCCGCTTTTCACCTTGACGCGAGGCGGCTGCATCTGGACCGCTTCGATGGTGCCGAAGCGGACGATGTTTTCGAGCAGGCGGGTGATTTCGGCAATGTTCATGCCGCTGATGCTGCGGCTCGTGCGCGCGTGGTGCACGGTGCTGAGCCTGTAGCGCGGGCTGCTACAGGGTGAGGTCAGCGGGTGAGGTGTTCCAGGAGCTGGTCGCGGATCAATTCCAGATCGGCATCGGTGAAGCCGAGCAGCTCGCGGCGCTCGTATTGCACCTCGGCCTGGCCGCGATCGGGGCGGTCGCGCAGGCCGTACTGGTGGACGCGGGCGATGCGGGCTACGCGGCCCATGAAGCTGATGGCGATCGCATCCGGGGTGCTGCGCAGCTTGAGGTGCGCAGCCTGGCGCAGCTTGGTGAACATCTGCCGTTTAATGCGCCCGACCTTACCGCGCAGCTGGCGGGGCTTGCGCGGTGCGTACGGCGTGCCGTCCGGGTTGCGCTGGCTCGCCACGCGCTGCTGCTGGCTGCGGCGCAGCTCGCGGCCGATCTGCTGGTTGAGCTGGCGCCGGGCGCCGGGCTCCAGCCGGGCCAGCAGAACGCCGGCCCAGTCTTCCAGGGCGCGAAGATCGTCAGCCATGGCGCACCGGATGCGGGCTGGAGATGTCGCCGCCATCCTGAGCGGCGCTCTGCCACTCGGCCAGCAGCATGCCGTCGGCATACAGCTGCCAGGTGCCCGCTTCCAGGAAAGGCTCCAGCTGGGGTTCGGCCGGGTGGGTGACGTCAAGGGCGCCTGTTGCCTGCTTTTTGACGATGACGCGTTCGGTCAGCGGCAACTTGATGGAGAGATCGACCTTGCTGTTGTCCAGGACGTCCGCCTCGAAGGCGATGGCGGTCTTGCCCTTCTCCTGGTTGGCCAGCAGTTCGTGCTGGTTGACCATGACCCAGGCGAGGAGGGGAATAGCGACGGCGTCTGGGTGGCCGGCGAAGTCGGTAAGGATGACGTTGAGGGTGTAGCTGTACTCAAACGACAGCCCGTGGGCGGCGGTGCTGCGGATGGTGCCGTTGTCGATGAATACCAGCAGACGGTCGGGGTTTTTGTGAAGCTCGGGCACGGCGGCGAGCAGGTGGGCCCGCAGGGAGTTGGGCTTGTTCATGGCTGGGGGCTTCGGGCGTTGTGGTCGACGATGAGGTCCACCTTGGCGGCACATTCGCCCCAGGCGGCCATGAGGTAGTCGGTGTCGTCGCTGAGTTCGCCGTTACTGCTCGGCGCCGCCGGGGCCAGCGTGCAGCGCGTCACGACCGGACAGCCACTGACGGTAACCTGCGGCTCCGGTGATGGCGGGGCGCTCATGCAGGCGGCGAGCAGCATCAGGCAAAGGCTGAGCAGCCCAAGTCGCATGGGTTGGGTCTTCACGGCGGCGTTCCTTCTTCTTGAGCTGATCGGTGGCGTGAGCCTGGTGCAGACCGGCGATGGTCAGTTGCAGGGCCTGCTGGTCGAGGCGCTGGGCGGCGACCTCGCTGGTGAGGCGGGTGATGGTGGTGGCCTGGCGGGCGTTGCGCTGCTGGGCGGTTTGCAGGCGCTCGGTGGCGAGATCAGCCT